GAGGTGTGGTATCGACTCCGCTACAACCGAAATCTCGAGGAGTTCGGTCTTGCAGCATAAGTCAATAAGTATTGGAAGGATTCCGAAGGTCTTGCCCGCTGAGGTGCCTCCTTGTATTCCTTTTGTGAATTTGGTAAGCGCACGGATTTTATTAATTACGGTCGTTCTCTTGAATGACATTTTTAATTCTATTTTTTTGACTGGCTTTTATAACAATTTGCCTATCAAATAGGTTTAATTTATTACAATTTCCGTGAATAATTAATACATCCTGCTTTTTACCATCAAAAATAAAGTTGTCTTTTACAATTTTATCAATTATAAAATCAAATTTTTTCCTTAAAATTAATTTCTGCATTAATCGGGGAATAGTGGTTGCTCTTGGTGCGTTGTGATGTCTTGATAAACGCGGTCGGAGTATTTTTTAGGGTGCAATTTTGCAACGATCCATTTACGAGCGTCGATTTTTAAGCGGTCACGTTGCACTACATTCGCTCCAGTGTATGGAGTGTGGTCTTCGTCGGAGTGATCGGCTATGTCAATAATGTCCTCAAAGATAACGTCAGCTCGGATTTCGCACGCGCGTACGTATCTTTTTGCTTTGTCTTCGTCTGCTTCTAACCACTGATAAAACGTTGCAGTACTTGGGAATTCTTTACGTCTTAAGATTGATATAAGTGAATTGCCTTGCTCGATTTCTCTTAAGATTTCGTCAAAAGTGTCGTCTATTTGTTGTTGTGAGTAAGCCATTGTCCTATGATTACTTGATTAACTGGTATATTTTCGTCGGTTTGTATCTTAAAATCGCGGTAATTTCTCAATTTTAAAATATCAAATAGGTTGGGTGCAAGCCAAAGCTCGTTGTGAGTAACGTCTTCGGGTTTGTTGTCGATTAATTTATCTAAAAAATCACACAATAAATCGAACTGGTTAGACTCCATAATTCGATAGTTTGTTGAGGTCTTTTATAATTTGCTCATGTACTTTGGAGCAAGTTGGGCAGTTGCTATTGTCTAAACCAAAGTATTTGAGATATAAGGCGTTTAAATAGGTCACATCGTCTAAGTTTAACTCAGTGCGTTTTCCATCGATTACGCGTTGCCCTTTAAGCTCAAGGAACTCCTTAAACATTTCTTTGTCGGGATCAGACATCTCGCTTTTAACTCTTTTGAAGTTAAATAAACGATTGAGTCCGAATTGACGCTCTTTGCAATCTTGACAAGGCTCAATGCCAACTGAGTTGGTTATGTTAGCGATTACATCGCCAAGACCTTGAATTTCTTTTTTAGTCCTTCTTTTTGCCATAAATTTTTGATTTTACCATCTTATTGATTCGATGGATTGTTTGTATATGTATGCCTGTTTGTCGGCTGAGTTCACGCTGACCGACCAAAGTTGATAGCTCAAACATTGTGCGCTCATACCAGGTTAAACCTTTTATAAGGGCCTTGTAATCGATTGGCTCGATATAGTCTTCTTCAACAGCTATAGTTTCAACCCATTGTGCCATTGATTTATAAAAAGCTGCATATTTAGCTCCTGCATCTAAATAATCATTAGGACTTGAATCTATATAGGCGTGAGGATTTGAATCTATATAATTAAAATCGACTATTATATCCTTTTGTTGCTTAGTATAGTCATAGAACAAGTTCCTTAATACTGTATAAATATATCCATCTTTAATTAGATTGGTATTATTATATAGTTTTAAGTACATCTCTTGCACTAACTCGTCAGCCAAGTCCTTGTCTTTGCATATTTGGAAAGCCATCTTGCGCCATTGGGCGTCTTTTTTGGCTAACTCTGCCAGTATCATAACCGCATTGGATTAAAATACTCTGACAAAAACAAGAGCAAAGCGTCGTTATTCTCGACATAGTACACCGTTCCTTGAATGACTAAGCAAATTTCGCTTTCGTTCTCGATCCAGTAGCCGTTAATTGCGTCAACCATTACCCGAAATTCCACAAAGCTACCGCCCATTCCAAGAGTGTCGTCCTCTTGCTCAAGCCACATCTGCGTACTTATCGTGTGTGGTTTTACCATAACGCTACAAACCTACTAAATATTTCGATACCAAACTACTATTTATCTCAATTATTTCTCCTGTATCTATATAACGGCAAAATGCGGTATTGTAACAAAGTCCACTTATATAAAACTCACGACCTTGCTTATTAATGTGGATCGGTGCGCTTATTGGCACCTCAAGGCCTTTGTATATTTTAGAGCCTGCTCTCATTGTTTAAATTTTAGTTTCGTTTCGTGGTGTATTATTTCGCGGTCGAGGTAGTGCATCGCTTTGCGTAGGTCTTCAAGGTGTGCGCCTTTGCGTCTCGCCCTTACAATATACTTGACTGCATTGCCTTCGTTAAAGTTTAGGTCGTAGTCCTTAATGATGTCGATGACATCATATTGCTGCTCGTTCTCGTAGTGTTTTGGTGTCATAGTTTAAAATAGTTTTGTTTGATTAGTATGGTTTTTAATTCTCTGCATCGCCTTATCAAAATACTCCTTATCTAATTCGCAAGCCGTTAGGTCGAATCCATAATCATGACAGGCTATTGCTATACTTCCGCTTCCTAAATGCGTGTCGAGTATTTTATCTCCTTGCTTTGCGTAATTATCTAAAAGCCATTTATATAATTTTTGTGGTTTTTGTGTTGGATGAATTTTAATATCACAATCATTAATATAAGCATCTGCTCTACTATATTTATAAACCTTAAAAGTATTTATATTTGTTTTTGCAAGTTCTCCTTCTTTAAAATTTCCGCTATCACCTTTGTACCAAACAATAACACCATTATCATTTAAGTATTGAAAATAATTACCACCCCAAACAATATAGTTTTTAGAAACTCTTTTTAATTCATCAAAATATTCATTTGAAGGAATAGAAGAATCCCATTGTGTTTCGTGATATTTGGTATAAGTTCCTGCACCTTTTGTAAATCCTTTTTTACCACCTAATTCATTTTGAACTATATCAGCATTTATCCCATACGGTGGATCAACTATTGCCAAATCAAAATAATTGTCGGGATATCGAGCCATCAAGGCCATATTGTCTTCGTTAGTTATTGTTAATGCCATATAAAATCAGTATCAAAGTCAGTCCAAATCTTTACAATCGCTCCTGCGGCTTTTAGTTCCTCGATGCGCAGCTCTTGAATTGGAGATAGCTTCCCGCCTTCGCGTTTCACTTCGATGAACATCGCCTTGCCGTATTTGATTGCCAGTAGGTCGGGAATGCCGTTGGTCGATGTCTTAATCAGTTTAGTCACATACCAACCGCGCTCAATCAGTTTGCGTTTAATCTTCGTTTGAATCTGCTGCTCAGTCAAAGTCGTGATATTATGTAGTGAAACAATCGAATTAAATACGGCCTAAGCATTTCGTATATTAGAAAAATTAGAATGTATTTCATAGGTCAATAATCAAATAATAAAAACAAACACCCCTCAATTGACCGCCAAGTGCAAAAGAGAGGTGTTGTTAGTTGTGTGTTTTCTCTTGGCGGTGGTCAAATATATTAAAGTTTTCTAAATATCGCAAGAGTAAAGTCTTTTTTTTGTTGCACGGTCTTATAAATATCATATTCAATGCCGCCTTTTGAGAATATCCAAAAGACCTCGTTATTTTGTCGCTGCATTGTGGTCATTCGATCACGGCTTTGCCAGTAACTCGTAGCACTAAAATCAATGTTATAGTAAACCAAATACTTTGCGTTTTTCAAACTGACGCCCTCGCGTCCGCTGACTATTTGCAAAGCGATGTTTTTATCGGTTGAGTCAAACTCCTCGACTGAATTTGTCAAGTAATCGGCTCCAAATACTTGCAGGAGCGCATCCCATTCGGCCTTGAATTTATAAAAGATTGCGATTTTCTCGCCTTTAAACTTCTCCTTTATAAACCTGGCCTTTGAGTCGTCAATTACTTTAGACGTGCCATCCTCAAATTTACAAGTCCCGCTTGACAGTTGGTGCACTTTTTGCATCAACTTAACGCCTGTGTCCCCTAAAATGATTTGCCCTTGTCCATTGCGAACGATTAGGTCTTTTTTAAGACGTCGAATGACCTCGTAAGTAATTGGCTGCATCTCGCACTCCAGCACCATCTCGTTGACTGATGTTGTAAAGCCTGCCTCCTTTTGTGTGAAAGTTATAATGTAAGGCCGTGTGGATCTTCGAATAAGATTCTCTTTTGCATTTGAGTAGTCCTTGACAACGCCATGTCCTAAGCGTTTCTCTTTTATGTCGACGTACTCAGCGGCCCACTTATAAAAGTTCACATAGTTTTTATAAGGCGAGTAATCACTTACCCAAAATTGATGGTACCATTGAGAATAACTCTCTGGCGTTGGCGTACCGCTTAGGAATATCATTGGCAGTTTACTGAAACGCTTTTTAAACTCCTTAGCCGTTGCGTTGGGTTTAGGAAACGCACCGAAGCGGTGGTGTTCGTCGTGTATGATTAAGTCGAACTCCCCTTTGACTAAATGTAAAGACTCGTCGTTTATGATTGTTAAATCAAATGTAAAGCCAAAGTTGTCGTAGTCCCATTGAATTGATGAAATGGCTTTCTTTTTAGTCAGGAACAATACTTTTTTAGCACCATACAATTGCGCCGTATTTAAAGCGGTTAAACTCTTGCCAGTTCGCACCTCCATCGCCAAGTAAACAATGTGTTTATTTCGCAAAATCTCAACCGCCTCAGCTGAGATTTTTGTTTGGTAGTCTCTAAGTTTCAAATTATTCTATTATTTATAATATCACAATACTCTTTGTTTATTTCATATCCAATAGAATTATATCCTAAATCATTTGCAACTTTTAAAGTTGTTCCACTTCCAGCAAATACGTCAATTATTAAATCATCTTTTTTTGCAGTTAATTGAATTATTCTACTTATTAAAATTTCGGGAATTTGGCAAGGATGAGATGTCTTTTCTTTACTTACATTTTTAACTTGATTAATTTCCCACCAATCATATAATTTTGCACCTGTTTTTCCCTCAGAAATTCTTTTAATTATTCTCTTATCATTTAGGTTTTTATATGGTTGAGTTAATTTTTTAAAATCGGGTTTACAACCCCACCATGAAATTAATCGACTTTGTTTTCCTGTATTTGAATTATAAACCCAACAAACAACTTGATTACAATTACTTTTTATTGCCTTTGGAAGTATATTTATAGTTTCCTCAGGATAGTGAATTATAACACAAGGAGTAGGAATTTTTGATAGCAATTCAATATAATCATTTTCTGAAATTTTATCTTTATACTCATTGTATGAATATCCTTGATTGTATGGCGGATCAGTAATCGTTAATCCATTTGGAACAATACAATCCCTAAAATCTTTATTTATAATTTGTATATTTTTCATAATTAAAAGTAAATTTCGTCGGTTTCGACTTGGTTAGTATCCGTTTTAATTGTAAACCATCGGAAGCCGTTGGAGTTTCCATTTAGGTATTCTGCCCCTATAAAGTTGCAGTATTTCTGCACCCAAATGTTGAACTTTTTATTTGTGAGCCATTTTTTAAAATCTTGATATTCGTTTGTGAAATTGATATAATACAACGACTTCTCAAGCCTATCGTTGTGAGGCACGTTTTCAATGTCTTTTATCCATTCCAAAAACTCCATCGAGGTTTCGGCTATAAATTTCCTCATCTTAATGTTTTTGGCGTTTTGAGGAACAAGTCCGAGTTTTAAGTAGCATTGTAAACAATAAACCATATAATTGTCGAAGCGTTGGAAGTCATTAAGCTCCCAATCGTCGAACAACTGGCGGTCGAATTCATCGTAAGGCGTTAACGCTTTGCCGTAGTATTGAGCGAACTCAATTTCGAAGCGTCGACGATCATGTGAATTGCCCTCGCCTTTTATTGCGTAGTTGGTCGATATAACCAGTTTCGGACTTTCCTCAACCTTTAATTTAATTGCGTCTTTGTTTTTACGTTCTAAGGTCATACCCTCAGTTACCAAACTAAATTTGCTCTCAAAGTCAAAGTTTTGTTTAACGTCGTCAAAAACGAGTACCTGCGTTTCGGGACTGACTGTCTGATAAGGGAATGACTTTTTATCGTCGAAAGTCTTGCCATCTAATATAGATACTTTACGAATTTGTCGTAGGCCCTGCACAAATAATCCTTTACCTGTCCCTCCTTCGGGATTTTCGCTTATAACCTCATCGTTTAAGATTATGGCCTTATTATTCATTTTATTTTTATAAGTACTCAAAAGATAGCCTATAACGCACTCAATTGGCAGCGGCTCACTATTACTTATATTTTTGATAAAAGTAGCGTATTCGTTCTCAAATTGCTCCAAATGGACATAATCACGCGGAATAATCTGCGACTTCCAAACATACCCATCGACATCGATAAAATCAACCAGCCTTGTTGTGTCTTTGGTAACTTCTAAAATGCCGTTTTCAAATGCGATGTAAGATTTGAACTTACTGTCTTGGAGCATTAGCAGCTCGACGCTTTCAATCATGGACAAATAAGTCTCGCTGAAAATGTTTTGAAACGAGGCGCAGTAATTCCAAACATCCCACTCGTTACGTTCCAATAAATAATTTAACACGAAGTCCTTGATTTTCTCGGCTGAGGTCTCGACAACTTTGTTGGAGCTTACATAAATCCAAGAGGCCTTTTGGGCGTCTGATTGAAAGTACTTTTTAAAGCCGTTACGCTCCAGGAATAACTTATACTTTAAATTGTCAATCTTAAGTTTATTTTTGTCCGTATAGCACCAAAAGTCGTCGTGTTCGGCTACTTCCTTTATTTCGTCGAAAGTACTCTCCGTAATACCGTATTTTTCAATGACTTCCTTTTTACCTCTTTTTAAATCTACTTTAATACTATTTATTTTCTCATAGTTCTCAAAGTATTTGGTATCAAAGTTTCGCTTTTTGTATGCGCTTTTAATTGTTGTCTTTGCCTCTTGTTCAGAAAACTCGCCAATTACTACATTATTTAAAATATACATCTCGCAATTGTACTGGCTTATTCCGTACTCACAAAATGCACCTGCTAAATCAAAAATATAAGAGTTGCGTTCTCCTTCAACAAAATCCTTTGACCAATTCCATGACATTATTTTGGCAATTATTTTGTCCTCGTCAGTAATTGGAACGAGTGGCGTTCTCTCGCTTACATTAAAACCCTCGTCTTTTAAGATTGGCTCAAAGATTTGGGCCTCCATATTAACGTAAATGTTTGGATCGTAAGACTCAAAGCAAATGCGGTCGACGTTGCAGTTGGAGATATCAAAGTATTCATACTCGAATTTTTTATAAAATTCCTTAAATACTTTCGGGTGTGTCTCCTTAGTTAACTGATCACTTACTTTTATTACCCCTTTTATTCCTTTACCACTTGGAGAAATAAATAAAAGTAAAAAGTGAGGGTTTGACTTGAGCAGCTCCAGTTGTTCGTGCATTACATCGACGCTTGGGTACTTGTCAAAGTCGACAACCATAAGCCCCGAATGTTTTTGGAGTGAACTTGAGTTGCGCTCGGTAAACGTACCCGCAAAAATAATGCAGGGCAAATTGTTTTTGAGCTTGTCGTTGCCGTTTCTGATTTGTTCGACAAGTTCTTTTGATGTTCCCTTTTGTATTCTCTTGACAATCTTATCAAGTGGAACGTGAAAGGGTACGTCTTTAGACTTATATAAGTCCTTGAATACTGATACTATCATAAAATATGATTTAAAAAATAAGGCCCGATTACCAGCGGTGGTAGTCGCGTGGTAATCAGACCTATAAATAAGTTATTTAATGGCTACCACTCCATTGGGTACAAATATAAAACAAAAAAATTTACAATCCGCAACACATGCAACACATTTTTTTGCGAAAAGTACACCCCCCTATCAAATTTATTTTTTTATTCTCTAAGGGGTATATAGGAAAGGGGTAAAATGTGTACTTTGAGCATAAAAAAAGCGATCCGAAGACCGCTTTTCAAACTATTTAACCAAATCAAAATCAAAAATCCAAATCGTCTGCGTCGACCTCAACCTCAATCTCGGCTATAACTGGCTCCGATTTCGTGAGGTAACTCTTTAAATAAGCCTCCAAAGTGTTAAACGCTTCGTCGGCAAGGTCGGCGTCGGCTCCATCAAGTGAGCAAAGATAACCGAATACTGGCGTTGTGTATTTAACGCTGCCTTTTTTAGCCTCGTCAAAGCCAACTACTGACACCCACTCGTCAACTAATCGGCTTTTACTCTTTGCGGTAAAATCGCCCCATGTTTGACAGGCTGCACCTTTTAGTTGAATGTTTGCAATCTCGCCACCCTCGAGCATTATATAAATGCTTTTAACGTAGTGACCGCCTGCGGCCTTTGCTTTCTCTTTGATGTCTTTGTACAATCCTCGAGCAATCTCGTTGCCTTTGAACGGCTTTACGATCATTTCATCCTTTGAGATATATTTTACCTCGTTTGAATAAATACCGCTCTCGGTTGCGTCGTTCCAACCTTTTACGGTGTGCAGTTCGTCAAGGACTAAGAATTTAAACGGAAGCTCAACGCTCACGTTTACCTTTGTCTCTTTGTCGTAGTAAGCAAACGTTTTCTCGTTTGATTTCCACTCGAAAAATTTTGTTGCTGGGTTTGTTGTTGGCTGCGAGAATGCAGCTCTGCGGTTTGAAATACTCATAATATTATTGTTTTTTGTGGCACGAAATGAAGCAGCTCGAGCCTTGCTGCGGTTATTATGATTATGCTAAATTACTGATTTATATTTATCTGACAAAATTTTTTTATATAAATCGTTAACTCGTTCCGAATTTACCCCTCGATTGTAGTAAAATCGCATTATTCTTTTGATTCTCGTTAAAGGTGTGATATTAGCCATAGCGTTGCGGTTATAATTATTAAAAATGCAGCCGCCTCAATCGCAGCTCGCGTCACAAAGATCAACTCTTTTTTGTTTTGTGGTTTCATAAGTATCTATTAAATTAATAATTTGTTGCATTAACTCCTCGTCGTTTATTGGATTTACTCTTTTAAGCATCACAAAATAGGGCGAGTACTGATTGATTAACTGAAATCTTAACTCCTCCAGGTCGGGCCTTCTATATCTCACATCGCTATCGTATAATCGAACGTTATACAATACCGTTGCGTGATCGTAGGGCCTGTGTTCTCGAATGATGTCCCGAATATCAACGACCTTGTATTTTAAATCTATTCGTAAAATGTAGCAAAACAACGCGCGTACATCAACGACTGGCAGCGTGCGACCATTCTCGAACACGTCAATAGAAGTGGCGTGTTCGATATTGGCTGCTATCTCTTTGGCCCTACGAAAGCTCATACAAATCGCTATAACGGTATGAATTTGTAAACCCGCCCCAGTCAACCACAACTGGAAGCTCAAACGTTCGGCGTTTATCTCTTGACTCGTTGCCTATTTCGACAACTATTCCGTACTTGTCGCGTGGGTTGTGGCGATCCTCAAGCGACACAAATATACTTGTCTCGCGTAATCTTACTTTTGATCCTACTTGCATGATATTAAAATTTAAGAGTTATACTTGATTTGCGTGGCGTAACCGATACCTGTGGCACCTCATTACCATACGCGTCAAAAATTATTTGGGTTTGTTTTAAAGCCAATTTTAAAAGCTCCTCGCGCTCTTTAAGGTCGGCCTTAAGATTTTGATATATTGGATCGTCTCCAAAGTTTATCGTTTCGCCGCCATTTACTGGAGTGAACTCTACGCCGTAACAATTGACTTTCTCTTCGGGCAGGTGCTTACGCATTTCCGCGTCGGCTGAATTAACGACCTCTTTAAGTCGGCAAATGTTAGCCATAAACATGTGCTTGTCCACGTTGCCCTCGTTGATAACGTTGTCGACCATTCGCTTGCCTGTAAGGATTGCGTCTTTTTTTGTGAACGATGGCTCATACATCGTGATTAATTGCTCTGAATTTTCAAGGAATAGTTTTGCGTTTGCTCCCATTTTAATTTAATTTTAAGTATGCGTTAGTCATTTTTTTGTGATCGGAATAGTAAACCGATTTAACGGTTTTTTTCATCCACTTGTCGAACTTTTTAGCCTCTTTGAGGTTTATTTTTTTCTCATCCATTTTATTAGTATTTTATCGATTGATTGTTTTACCTCATTTTCTGAGTCTACTGGGATTAATTTGTGAAGTATTTTTGTTTGTGTGCCTTCTACAAATTTAGTTTTACGGCCTGCGCCTCGTTCGTTTCTCATCGTTTGTGTCTAAATGGTAACTCCTCAACGCGCCAAACGCGTTTGCAAACAATTGAGGACTGATTAAAAATAAGTATCGCTTCAGCGATGCTGCTGGCTTCAATGTCGATGTCGTAATCGTAGCACTCATCGTATTGCTCGGTGTAGTAATATAGCCTATAAGTTCTCATACATTCGGGCCAATCTTAGGCCGATATTAAAGTTAGCAATCATTCGTTGTTTGTTCCAGTCTTGCACATCCCAACCAAATAAACGCTCGTTGCGTTCGATTCGATTTTTGTGGTCATTAAAGCGGCGGTCTGATTCTTTGTACGCCTCAAGTATTTTGATAGCGCGTTCGTGTTTTTTGATTTCAAGTTCTAAATTTTCCATTATGATCGAAAGATTAGTTGACCGATAAAATATGCGGCCATAATTAAACAAAAAATGTACTGCGGTTTGCGATGTTGTAAAAAGTATTTCATAGTTTTATTTATATAAATTTGATTGGTCAATTATAAATAATTCGTTAGTGTCTATACATTGAACTATTATAAAACGTGTATTTTCTATTTTACCTATAAAATTATAAATACCCGTAATAGTTTTAGAGCCATCAATTGTTTCTACATTTTGCAATTGTAATGTGTCAAATTTTAAAGTTGTCATATTGTTTTTGTTTTAATTGTTATTGTTTGATGGAGCAAATCTATAACAATAAATTAATTAAACAACAAAAAATTAAACAAAGTTTATTTTTAATGCTTATTTATATAAATTCTAAATAAATCGGGAGATAAAAAAGCGTCGGTAAATGTAGAGAATTACCGCAATAATAAGGATTAACCACAACCAACCGAATGACTCTTTACGCTCAACGTGTTTCTCGCTTGATTTGGTCGATTGTGTTGCATTTTTTTGAGTTTTGCGTGTATTGTGTACGCTTTGAGATTTTAACGCCTTAAATCGGCTTATTTGCGTTCGTTTCTTAATACGGCCGTTCTTAATTGTAGTCTTTTTGCCTTGCGAGTCTATAATAACAATCGGTTTGAGTGTGTCGACTGGCGTGATCTCAAATTCATCGACGCAAATTGTGCTACTTGAATCCGTAAAAGTTAGAACTTTTGTGGAATCAATTACCGATATTTCGCTTTTTGTCTCGGTCTCGGTTGTGCTTTTGTTCACTTTACGCGCACCGCAGCTCGCCAGTAGCAGCAATAAAAATAAATATCTCATTTTATCGGATTTTATTTTCTACAATTCGCAAGTTGTTTACCTCATAATCGCCGTTTTTCTCAACGCGAATGTGTGCAAAGCCATTATTCCAATTATTATAGGGCATATATTCGGGAGATAAACCACAAAGCGCTCCCACGCTCCAGGTAGTTGTCACGTCTCCGCTAAGGTTTACCTCCGTGTGTTCGCTCGTTCGGTGGTGGTGTCCAATAATACAAGACTCTTTTGCTTTCATATAAAGGCCACGCGCTGGGTTAACAGGTGGCGCAAACCCGCTAAAAAATTCGTGTCCGTGCAATAGTGGCAATTTGCCCGCCTTTGCGATTTGTTTTGACTTGACCTCTTGCACTCCGAACTCGCCAAAGCGCAAAATTGTAGCAAGTTCAAAGTCAGGAATGCCTAACAATTCGGGAGCTTGCATTTTAAGGAAGTTTTGCCAACGATCCTCGTGGTTGCCAATCTTAAAATATATCGGGCATTGGAAGTGATCCTGTAAATTCTTTAAAAAGTTGCGCGTCATCTCAAGCTCGTCGGCCATATTTCGCAAACGGCGATCTTTAATAAATCTCGAAAGCATATACATGTCGATAGTGTCGCCATTTAAGTACACGCAATCCACATTCTCAGCCTTGCCGTAGTCGATAGCAAGTCGGAGCGCGTCGTTGTTTTGATAAGGGAAGTGAATATCGGTTAAAAAGAGAATGTTTTTGTTTGGAACGATGACCGTGCCTTGCTTCTCGTAGTCGCTTTCGGGCAATTCAAATGCGTTTATTTTCATAAAGTCTTTTTTTTCTTGTTCAGTCCTTTCGCCGATTGCGTTTTTCTCTTGACGATCTGAGCGTTCATTGCGATGTGTTCGCACTATTCCGCGCGCATTGTCAACGCTTGTAAAATCAATCGGGAAATCCTGGTGCAATAGTCTTGAGATTGCCATCGTTGATGACTTTGGAAACTTTGCGATATACTCGCGGGCGATTTCGCCCTTGTATGTGATTTTACTCTCCAAAATAAATGTCGGCTTCGGCTTTGCGTCGAATTGTGAGACCTTTTAAAACATTACCGCCCGCTTTGTTCCATTTTAGAAACTCCTCACGAATTGACGGATCAAAGTGGTTGAAATTTACCTTACGCAATAGCGTGGATTTCTCGAAGTTGGCAGGGCCGATGTTGTACGTTAGTGAAACCAGCGCGTTGAATTGTCCTTGATCAAGCGGAGCCGTAACTAATTTACTCACTTTCGCTGCGAATTTGTCCGCAATTACTTTAAACATCTCAAACGCTTCGAGTTCCGTGATTGGCTTGTCCAATAGTGTGACCTTTTTGCCGTTTGTGTAGTAAGTATTTCCGTAACCTATGGTCGGCACTTTCGCGCTGCAAAGGTACGGCTTAGAGCTAAACCCCTCGAATTTACAAATCAGTCGATAACCTGCGTTATTTAGTTTCATTTTGCAAATGCTTTAAATAGTAACGTTACAAGCGCAGCGGTAAACGCTACGGCGATGACTTTGGCTTGTTTGATGTACACTTTAAGCTCGGCGTCGTTCTCCTCCAAGTCAATTACTCGCGTGTCGATGTCCGATATTTTCCAAACAAGACCACGAAATCCGTTGAGGTCGTTCCCCAGTAACGCTTGCTTAATCTCTTTTATGTCGTTTGAGCGAATCTCACTATCGAGTTTCAATTGCTTAAGGTGTTGCTCAATGCGATCCAGTCGCTCGCTTTCAATGTTGCTCATGAGTTAAATTTGTTTGGCTGCGAAAGGTATAACTTAATCCCTCCCAATACTATAACTAAAATTTTTAGAATTGTTCCAAAATAATCGGGCAACCCTAACTGGCTAATTAAATCAACAAGCAAGTGAGTCGTTTGGTCTAATATACCCAAAACGATTAAAATAATCGGCAGTAAATGCTCTTTAATTTGCTTCATATTCTTGCAGTTTTGTCCCTAATTTATCCAATATTTGTGACAAAGCAACAACGTCAGCCATTTGATAAACTCCCGCTTTTACTGCGATTTCAATCGCTTGCTTAATTACGTTTAATTCCTCCATTTTTAGTATGTTAAAATAGTAATGTTTTTATCTTTTGCAACGCAAGTTTCAACCCACGTGTTATCCTCGCCCCACGCTGCAAACTCGTCATCGGTTAACGTGTAGTTCCAATTAGCACACATAACCCCTTCGTCGGTTAATAGTTCATTGTAAGTTGTGCAAGTATTCGCATCGGTTGGGAAGTTAAGGATTAAAACTTTTAGTTGTGTAGCTTCGCCTGTAAAGGGGAAGTTAATCGGTTGTATTTGTGCCATTTTTTTATTTATATTAATGTAAATGTTTTAGTTACTCCTCCTATTCTCATTTTTAAATCAGTTCCATCAAACCAAATGTCGCCGTTTGTTGGTGTTGTTGGTGCAGTTCCGCTTGGTATTCTAAGCGAAGCCTTTGCCGTTGTTGATGCGCCTAATATAGTTATTCCGTTTGCAACTTCAATTGCTCTAAAATCGGCAGCACTTGTTAAAGTAGGATTGATGAATAAACCTCTTGTTATACCGTTTGCTCCGCCTGTTTGGTTGATTGTAGGAGCGTAATTTAATCCATTAAAAACACCTGTTCCCGAAGTAGGAGATAAAGTAGGCGCCATTGATATAATATTTACAATGCCGCTTGTTGCGCCTCTTGTATTAGTTATTGATAGCACATTACCTGCAGCAGTCGTATTGGCACTACTCAACGACATTAATGTAGCATTAAGAGAAGCGTTTATTGATGCTTGGTTTCCAAAGTTCCAATTGACGCTATTAGCAGTCATACTAAAATAAGTATTTCCACTATTTGTAATACGAAAACCCGAAGCACTATTTAATAAATTTAATACCATATTCCCCGTTTTGTCAACGGTAAAAGCAGAAGTTCCGCCTACTTGTAAATCAATTAATTTTGAATTTGCATTACTCGCAGTATCGGTTATATTTAATTTTATAGCTGAAGGAATCCCTGTTGTATTCCAAGTTTGAGAAATATCTAAAGCACTTGTAGCAGCAGTTCCTGTTAATGCAGGAGGTGTTATTGTAGTTGTCCCACTAACCCTCGCCGTGCCGTTTACGTCTAATCGAAAGCCTGTGTCGGTTGTGGTGTTTATAGCGAGATTTCCTGTTGAAAATAAAGTCATTTGAGAAGTTGCTGAAGCTCCTGCTGCAAATTTAATTAAACCACTTGCAAAATCATTTAAAATAGAAATGTGTCCCGCTTGACTTGAATTATAAAATCCTAAATCGTTTGGGCTCAATATCTTATATGATGAATAAGCACTACCTAATTTAAATAAACGGCTTGAATAATTAAGATTGTTTTCAACTCTAAACTCCGCTGTTGCTGCTGAATTTGTGGATATAACTCTTATTGCATTATTTCCTCCTGAGTTATTTGATGTATATAAAACATCTAAACTATAAGCAGGTGCATTTGTTCCAATTCCTAAACGATTATTCGTGTTATCCCAAAAGAAACTTGCATTTTTCTGCGCTATTGTCGTACCATCTGAAAATAAAACGCTGCCGCTTGTGAGTGCAGGTAATTGAAAAGGTGTGTATCCGAGCGCACTTGCAATAGTTTCATTTTTCCAAAGTGAATCGGATGAGTCGTAAAATAAACCTTGATTATTTGCGGGTGCATTTATATAAACATTGTGCAGCTCATCAAGCTCCCATCCGTTCATAATCTTAACGTAAATCTTACCGTGTATATCGTGAGCATATTCCACGTACCCCATTACAACGATGTGACCTGTTGCGCCTGTTGGCTTAATATTAGTCAATCTCCCTGCAGTTGTAGGCGATAAATATAGTACATCGCCATCCGCCCACGTTTCGCCCTGTAAACTACCTGTTGTATTGATTTCCTCTAATTGCCCAACGGTTAAAATAAAACCCTCTTGGTTTGTCGCTATCGTTTCGCAAACAATTCCTATTGTATCGGCTGAATTGTTATCGTTATTCGCTTGAGCGTATGCAACGGCCAAGCGTTGACCTTGCGCCCCGCTTATTCTTACGGCTTGATACGCTGCTTTTGTGAGCGTTGTGTTTGGTGTAACTTTATTTACTACTCGAGCAACCAAATCAACCCCATTTTTAAGTACTACGCTGCCACCTTTTAAAGTCGTTTCGGTGCTTCCGATTGTATTATTCCATCGAGTCGTTGCAACCGCTGCCGTTCCTGTTGGCGATGTGTCAAGTGTAACTTGCCCCGCTTTTAGTTCGTATTCGCCCAAGTCAACGTTTGCCGTTGCGCCTGTGTAAGGAACAAAGCCTGTTACTGGAGGAATATCGGCAGCCGTTATAAACGGATCAACGCCATTCTCGCCGTCGTTAATTAGGTCGCTTGTTTTTGTAACCGCCGCAGGGATTGTCGGCTTGTTTATCAAATCGTTATAACTGCCACTTGTTGCAACGGTTGCCAAAGTGGGCTTGTTAAGTATTTGAGCAACGCCAGTAGTCGCATCCCAGTCCGAATTGACTTGAGCCGCAGGAATTGTAGGCTTGTTTTTTATGTAGTCGGGAGCTTGGTTGTCCGTTTGTGTCCAATCCGATTGCACCTGCTCGCCAATAATTCGATTTATATTTACAACGTAGTTATTTGGATTGGCTACGATGTCAACCACATCAACCGCAGCTTGCACGTTTATGTCGATTGTCTCAACTACAACGGCTGCATTTACGACGATGTCGTTGATTGTGTCTTGTACTATTATATTTACATTGTCCGCCATGCTTATCGTGTAATATCGTCGGTTATTGTAAAGAGTCCACTTATCCAAGTGTCAACCTCGCCACTCGCTTGAGTGATTTGAATATCATATTTGTAAGTGCAGGCTTGTATGTCTATAATTTGCTCATCGATACAAAACTCGCCATTGGTAGCGTCAAAAATAGTGATTGGCACCTCAAGCGCAACCACTCCGCCTGCCTCTTTTCTGAGCTGCATTTTGACATCGCCATCAGTTAGGTCAAGTGGTGCCTCGTTAACGTTTATTTGAAAGTCCGTTTGTTTGAACGTGTCCCCTCTTTTGGTTGTGAAGTTCAGTGTTGATGCCATTTTTTAAAAATAGTTTTAATTTTTTGATGTTTTCCTCAGTTCGTTTGTCTACTTTTCTCATATTTTAGTAAGGTCGATCAAGCCACCATTTGCCACAAATTAAACGCGAGCGCAA